ATAGTCATCGAATGATCCCATGCCCAGTTTCTAGCACGACCAGGACCATCACCATGATTAGAGAATGGGGCAACTAGAAGTGTGACATACTGGCGAATACCAAAGTTATCCAGTGCTTCTTCATACGCAGATTCATCTTGCGGCTCAATTACGATATAATGAGGAATATGCATACGAGCAAACGATCTAGAAGTGATCATTGTATCAGCTCGACCTTTAGATACGATATACATTGGGTGCTTAGGATTTGTACGACGAGGCTCTTCTACCCATCTTAGCTTAAGATTCTTTGTAACATTCAACTTTGGATGCCAAATGCTCTTAGTCTTGTCAGTTACTTCTTGACCGATCTTGACGGCAAAGTTATCATAATCTTCTTTACTTCTAAACTTCATAGTCACACTGCGAAAGGCGTTAGCATTTTCCTGAGTGTAAGCAGGCATGCCCTTCCATTGAGATTCCCAGTACTTATCATCAGCAGTACTTTCAGCGACTTCTTTTCTTTTAGGGACAAGTTTAGATGGATCGATAGCTACAGCAATATCATCGTCTGCAAATAGACAATTATTCACATCACTTAGAGGATGGTAGGTAGACTTCATCTTACCAGGAATCATCTGATTGATCTTAGTACAGAACTCTACCATATCGGCTTGAGTCTTAAAGTGAACGTAGATAGATTTCCAAACGTCAGACTCGACTACCTTCTTAGCTTTAGTCATATCTTGAAGAACGACAGGAAGAGGTTCATCAAAGAACTTATCTAAGCCAACGCTGTAAGAATCATTCTTACGGGCATCTTCTTCCATATAATTGTCGTATTCAGAACTCTCTTTCACGCTCATCTCTAAGCTTCTCCGTTTTGTTGTATTTCGTATATTATACACCAAGTGAGACTGTTTGTCAAGACATGAAATCTTCTAAGGTGTTTGCACATTTAGGAGTGTATATTTTACTCCAATTCTTTCTATTTTTCTTCTTGCCATCTTTTTCAAAGATATCAATCGCTATTGGCCACAGTTTCTGTATACCTCTAAGTATATCATAATGCTCTTCAGATTGGAATATATTAGTCTCGCTCTTATCTTTAATAGTCTCTTCCCAGATAGGTCTTTTGCCCTCAAACTCTTTAGTCTGACTTCTATTTAGGAATAGAAATTCGTTAGATTTACGGGTATTAACTCCGCTAGACAGGCAATGAAACATAAACGCTAAATCTTCTGCTACACGAAACTCAGTGGTCAAATCTTGTGCAATAGGAGAAATCTTTTTACCGTCAAGAAACAACCAAGTGAAAACTCCAATAGTATCGATATACTCTTGAGGTCTCGGGAAGTCATCTCCACTAGATATTCCTACAACACCCATATTCTCTTCGTCTAACCACTTAGACGCACTATCGAACAATCTATGGATCTCTTCTTCAGTCGAAGTCCTCTTAGATTTTTCCATGTTAGATTGGGCTGACCAATACTTACTATTTCTTGTTACTAGCTGGCAGTCGTCGTCGACCATAGCATACTTTATATCTCCAGCATGAAGGTGTATTAGCTTTCTCGTCTCTGCAAGTTGTGTCCAGCTTCCTACAATCTCTTCAGGCAACTCAAGAAACCCACAAGGATAATCATACGACTCCCGTTCACCCGGCTCAACCACCATAATGACCTTTTCTTGCCACGCCTTAGGAAGATTATCATATGTGACTTGATTGTTAGGTCTACGAATAGTAGGTATATAAATTCTTTCTATCATTACTTTATCCTCTATGCCGCTTGCGGTGCTATTCGGCTGAAGTTCTTAACCTTCTCGAATCTGATCACACTATGAAACTTGTCGAATAGTTGATCACCCTTGTGGCTTATTATAAAGATATTTGAGTCTGCTGTCAACTCTTCAATGATCTTTAGAAACTCTTCTGTGCCAGATGTATCTAGAGAAGAGTCCATGATCTCATCCATAATCAAAAGATTGGTGGATACTGAGTTACGAAGTTTAGCAACTGAACGCCAAGTAAACAATAACGCTAGATCGATACGCAACTTCTCACCTTCAGAGAAGGATGCATAGCTGAATACATCACGAAATCTAGATTTGATAGTCTCGTTAAAGTTCTCGTCTAGCTCAAATTGTACAAAGAAGTCCATAGACGCTAGGTACTTATTGATCAGCTTATTCATCACAGGAACATACTGCTTGATGATTCGAGTCTTGATACCACCATCTTTAAGCATAGACGCAACTACAGATAGAGTCTCCTTCGAATCAAACAAGTTTGTCTGATCTCCGTGATAACCCTTAAGCTCATTTTCTAAATCTTGAAGCTGATTGTTATCGACCTCTGTAGCGTCTTTCTCAGCACCGAGAAGATCCTGCTTGATAGCCTTACACGAAGTCATCGCCATCTTGGTAGCCATTCGATGCTCGCTCATCTTCATATTCTTTTCACTGATAACGCTTTCGGTACCATCAATCTCTTCGAGTCTACCCTCTATAACTAAACCTTTGCTCTTAAGTTCTTCTCGTGCGGCTTCGATTTTTTCTGTTTTTGATGAGTGGCTGGTGATTGTTCCTTCTTTGAACTCATGTTCGATCCCTTGCTTACAGGTTGGACAGTTGTCATGGTCTTGATAGAATGCAACTTCTTTAGATAGGGATTTGTGTTTATTAGAAAGCTCACGATCCAACTCCTGTAGTTCTTGCAACTTCTTCTTAGTATCAGACTTGTCCTGTATGCCAGTATTTAGATCAGACACCTCTTCGATAAGAACATCAACGCACTCTTGCTCGGACTCGATGAATGAAATCTGCTCTCTCAACTTCTCCTTTAACTTATCCACTTCTACTTCTCGCATCTTTCTAATAGAATCATTGTGCGTCTTAGATGTGGATATTTTACTGTTTAGCAATTCTATGCTGTGCTTGATGTCATTAATATCAGCCTTATTCTCAGTTACTCGTTCCTTAAGTAGAGTGTTCATGACAGTGAATATTTGAATATCAAGTAGGTCTTCAATAACCTCTCGTCTCTCACCAGCTCTTAACTGCATAAACGGTATGAAAGTAGAGCTACCCAGAACGACCACTTGACCAAAGGACTTATAGTTTAGCTTTAGAATAGACTCCTCTAGATATACCTGATAGTCTCTGGCTGCGGCATCCTGATTGATCATCTCGCCATCTTTCCATATTTCAAAAAAGTTTGTCTTGATGCCACGTTTTATTATATACTTAGATCCACTGATAGTAAACTTGGCTTCGACTTGCAGGTCTTTACCGTTGATAGAGTTTACTAACTGTCCTTTCTTGATCTTACGAAAGGGTTTACCATACAAAGCAAAGGTCAAAGCGTCAAGCATAGTAGACTTACCAGCACCATTGTCTCCAATGATGAGAGTAGACTTACTACGATTCAACTGAACTTCTGTCCAAGTATTACCAGTAGATAAAATGTTCTTATAACGAACCGATTCAAATACGATGTTTGCCATTATAAACTAATTGCCTCTTCATATAGCTCATCTAGTACAGCCTGAACTTTCTCTTTATCGCTGCTAATTTCTAGATTACTCACATATTGCTTCAAAATAGTCAATGTGTCTTGCGCTTCATCGACCAGCTCACTTTCATCAATAACATCTAAATTCATATGATCTTCAACGACTTTAATGTCACATGGTGCAGCCGCTTGTAACTTGTCTAAAAATAGATCAAAGATATATGGATTTGACTTACTCACTATTATAACTTTAATATGGGTGTTTGTCAACTTACTTGTATCAAGTAATGCGATGTCCTCGATAGTCATATCAGTATCATCATACTGGATCTTATGAAACATTCTGAGTGGATTCTCAACGTGTGTCACACTTCTATCAGATGTGTCGAATATACTAAAGCCACGTTTCTGATCATAATCTGACCAGTTCATCTCATAAGGTGCACCGAGATACGTAATATTATCTATAGTAGACGGATGATGGAAGTGACCAGAATACACAGCATCAAACTTATTGAATACCTTCTTATCTAGTCCATGAGCGCAAAGCTGACCCTTCATCATCTCAAAGCCTTGAAACTCAAAGTGACCGAACAAAGTTTGAGCATCTGTAGACTTGAATAGATCGAATGATTCTTTCCAGTTATCAGCACATAGCCAAGGTGCAAGCATAACTTTACAGTCATCAATCACTATCTCAACAGGCTTTTCCCAATAGATATGAATATTACCGTACTTCGAGTTACCGTAAAGCTGACGTAGACAGTTCACCTCGTTAGTATTCTTATAGAACGTGTCGTGGTTACCAGCAATAAGATGAATGTCTATACCTTCTTCAGCGCATATCTTCATGAAGTTTTCTTCAAGATTCTTGGCTGTTACGAAGTTAATATACTTGCGTCTATCGCACACATCACCCAGATGAAAGATGGTCTTGATGCCCTCTTCTCTTAGCTTAGGAAAGAATATCTCTTTGTAGAACTTAATAAAATATTCAGCGAAAGCTGCATTATCGGATCTTGCACCCCAATGCGTATCATTTATCACGGCAATCTTGGTCATGAATTACTCCTGTATCGGATCTAGTTGATCTTTAGGATCTTCATCATCAATAAACTTCTCTAGACCCTTTTTAGTTCTCTTCTGCTGTTGCACTCTCTTGTCGTCCATTCTTTTCTCATAATTCCTGACAAAATCGTTCATATAATCATTGTCTAGATCAATGTAAGAAGGAAAGCCACTGTCGTCATCTGACCCTTCAACTGCTGTGCCAGATGTGACTGAGTTTTCAGTTACCTTGTGTTTAATATACAACTGCTTCTTCTCTTTCTCGATTCTTCGAAGAAACGCATACCATATGATCTGGGTGAAGTATGCAAAGGGATTACTAGACTTGTCTGGATCAAAGTTGCCTAGTGCTTGAATAGCATTCTCTAGGCCATCACTGATCATCTCATCTTTATATGAGTAACCAGAGAAGTTAGGTTTAGATGCAAGTCGATTAGATATCTGATAGATACACTCACCGATGTAGTCTGGTATTTGGGGTTTATCGTCTCCACAATCTTCTGCCTCTACACACAACTTTTTATAAGCTACGATAGCTGCCAGAAACTCAGGGTTGTTTACGTAATTCTTAGCCATTCCATTAGTCCTCACTCAATTTAGATATAGTATAATACAAATAGGGGCATATGTCAAGTAAAACTTTAACTTTATTGAAATTATTGTCTGGAGAGAAAATATATTGAAATTAACTTATAAAAGACTTGACATAAGTTATAGGTTTGTGTATAATAGCGTTATCGCTTTGTTGAATAAGACTAATGTTTGATTGCTTCTTTGGATTCAAAGTATGCGAGTAATCTATCTTCTGCGTCATCTTGCGTTTCAATCTTACGAATATCATCAAGTATTCTCTGATCTTCTATCTCTTCTTGAGCAATCAAGTTCTGCTCATTTATCTCTTCGAAGAAGGAGTTGTACAAGTCTGCTGCTCTTTCGTTTCCAGCACTTCTAAAGAGAATCTCATTTTCATCTATTGTAGCAGAGTTTTCATCAGAAAACAAGAGCCAGCTTTGAGCATAGAAACTACCACTTGGATGCATATTCATGAGCTGAATTGGATTACCTAGACGACATACAACACCTTGAGATAAGTCTTCTCCAAGCAAGTCTTGTCCATTCTTTAGCTTTACGTGTACAAGTTTCATTCATCACCCTCTCATCTTAATATTATATATCTTGTAATCAAACCCTTCATCATTATATATATCAACTCTCTCCAAGAAATGTTTGACTGCAAAGTTCTTCTTGGACTTCCATTGAAGATCATCTACAATATCATACAGTGTCGCTTTATCTGATCCATTACCCTTACGAAGTACTCTGCCTATCGATTGAAGATTTCGAATCTTTGACTTAGATGGAGATGCAAAGATGATATTATCCAGACGCTTAATATTAACACCAGTGCTAAAAGTCCCATAACTAGCCAGAATGATGTTATTATCACTAGACTCAGCAACACTACGGACTTCTTCACGATCTTCTGCACTGATTCCACCATGTATAAAATGAACAACTTTCCCCTCCTTTTCGAGAAGTGGTTGTAATACTTTACCATGCTTCTCAACAAATTGAAATAATATAAGTGTGTTGCCCTTTAGTCCATGTGCGAGATTTCGTATATATTTGTTTCTTGCTTCGCTTCTAACTATCCAATCGATCTCTTCTTGATAGCTCATGTTCTTATTTAGCTTGCGTATTTCATCGGGGTATTGAAGTACTAACGCCTTGATATCAAACTCTGCTAGAGTGTTATCATCAATCAGATCCTTAGTTCTAGTTACTTCGAATACTGATCCAAACAGACCTTCGAGTACGAGTCTATGCGTCTGAGTTCCATCTAGTGTTCCAGTGAAGCCGTAGCGATACTGACATTCAGGCATCTTCTCAAGAACAGAGGATACGGACTTAGCTTTAAATAGATGTGCCTCGTCACCAATAACAACACCGAACTTAGCGAACCAATCTTTTCTTAGCTTATATATTGACTGCCAAGTGGATATGGTTATATCTGCTTCAATGTTCTTATCAATGCCACCACGTATCTTGTGTATGTCTAACTCTTGACCACCATTATATTCGATGAAGTCAGATGCCATTTGCTCGACAAGTGACGTTGTGGGTACTACGATTAGAACTTTCATATCTAACGTCTCTATGTAGAAACGTGTTAGTAGGTATATAATGAAAGACTTACCAGAAGCTGTTGGAGAGAGCAGTAACGCTCTCTCATGCTTTAGCGCATGAACTACTGCATCATTCTGATACTCACGAGGTACGAATGCTGTCTCAAACTCTTTCGCTAAATCAAAGCCAGCAGTATCTTGCACTTGATTGTTTGGTATGATACCTTCATCAACAGTGACTTCATACTCTCTTGAATTACAGAACTTTAGGATATAGGGTACAAGACCTCGATAGATTCTACCAGTCATTGCATTCAGCAATCTCACCTTCCCATCCCAAATTTTGTTCCGAACGGAAGGCATAAACTCGGCACCGGGTACCTTGAACGTAAAGTGATCAGACAACTCCATCTTAATGCCAGGTTCTGCTACGACCCTAACATAGACGTTATCGACTACTTCTATAATCACTTCATCAGTCATATCACGATGCTCCTGTTCTGAACTTTTCCCAGTCTATAATCGCTCGGATTTGAAATCCTCTGTTTCCTATTAGCTTTAAAATAGATTCAAGATACGCTACTTTCTGTTCTTGTGCGCCAATCTTTAGAGACGACTCAATAATATCGTCATCAGCTTCTAGATATGAGGGGATGTCTTGCTTGAGAATTTTAAGGGGTTGGGGTTGCCATCCAAACTGTGCTAACTCAGTGACATCGAGTTCGCCTCTGTAGTATTCAGTTTTTAGCTTGAATAACTTTTTGTAGTCAGCCTTCATCTTGCGAAGAATATATCCCTCGCCCATGTATATCTTGAAGTACTTGTTGTGAAGTTTTGGTGTGTTCGCAGACTCGTTCGTGATGTTTATCGTATCAACGGGACCGTCTTTTTCCCATGCTTCGCATATATCTTCTAGTT